GGGCTAAAGATAATTTAGACGGTGTACAAACAGATTACAGAGTAGTATGGGAAGATCCGGAAGAACCGGATGCACCTGCAAAAGTTACAGTGCCAGATCCAAACTGGCTTGCTTGTGCTTTACAAGGTGGTATACTTCCACCAGTAGAAGTTTATTGGGCTTTGGCTGAAGATGAGGCAAAGCCAGATTTTAAGAAACACACTCGAGGTTATTTACTACACAATACGAAACCAGTTAATAAGATGACTGAAGAACAAGCGATTGAATATTTAATTATGAAAGACATACCACAAAGAGTGTGGAGAAACTATGAGAAAGCTAATCGTAAGAGATTAGTAATTTGTAAGAAACAAAATCTACCAAGTCATAGAACGTGGCGAAATGCTTGGAAGATTAATCAAGAAGTAGCATAAGGAGAGAAAGATGACTACAATGATTCGAGATAAAAATGGAGTAGTTGCTGCAGCTCCGTCAACCATGCCATCTGATAGACATTTTAGAAATGCATGGATTTTTGATAGCTCACAGTCTGCTATCAGTGAGGACTTAACCGCGGCAAAAGAAATATTTAAAGATAAAATAAGAGAAGTAAGAGGACCATTACTTGAAGCAGAAGACGTTGTTTGGATGAAAGCAGCAGAAGCTAATGACAGCGATGGGAAGGTTGCGAGTGTAGCTAAGAAAAAGAAACTTAGAGATGCACCAGCTGCAACCGCGATAACAAACGCGGTAAATATTACGGCGTTAAAAGCTGCATGGGATAGTGATGTTCTAGGTGCCAGTCCTTATAAATAAGATAAAAGGATTTTAAAATGGCAACTCCTACATCTAGAGCTACTCTTATAGAATACTGTAAAAGACGTCTTGGCGATCCAGTTATCGAAGTAAACGTTGACGAAGATCAATTGGAAGATCGTGTAGACGAAGCGTTACAATATTATCAAGAGTATCACTCGGATGCTACTGTAAGAACTTATTTAAAGCATCAGGTAACTGCCACGGATGTATCTAATGAGTACATAACGTTACCTTCAAATATTTTATTTGTTTCAAAGTTGTTTCCATTGGAAAGCTCGTTTAATCAGTCACGTAACTTTTTTGATATTAAGTATCAAATGATGCTTAACGACATAGCTGATCTTATGAACTTTGCTGGAGACTTAGCTTATTATGAACAAATGCAGCAATACTTATCTTTATTAGACATGAAACTTAACGGCCACCCGCAAGTTCAGTTCGCGAGAAGGCAAAATAGGTTATACATATTCGGAGATTTTGCAGATGGCGATATAAATGAAGGAGATTTTTTAGTCGCTGAAGTTTATACGGTCATAGATCCGACTACACATACTTCTGTATTTAACGATATGTTTGTTAAAGAGTACACCACGGCTTTAATAAAACAACAATGGGGAACTAACCTAATTAAGTTTGAAGGCATGCAACTACCCGGAGGAGTCGTCTTAAACGGAAGGCAAATATATGATGATGCGACTGGAGAGATCGCAACTCTTAGAGAAAATTTGAGATTAGAACAAGAACTTCCACCAGACTTTTTCGTAGGATGACATGGCAACCAATTTATATTTCAGTCAAAAGGTAAAATCAGAGCAGAACCTATTTGAAGATATCGTAATAGAATCTTTAAAGATGTACGGCCAAGACGTATATTATCTGCCAAGAGACCTAGTGGGAGAAGACAAGATACTTGGCGATGACGTGGTATCTAGTTTTAACTCATCGCACGTATTAGAGATGTACATTGAAAACACCGAAGGATTTGAAGGTGAAGGAGACTTGTTTACACGGTTCGGCGTTGAGATAAGAGATGAAGCAACTTTTGTAGTCGCTAGAAAAAGATGGGAACAAACCGTACAGAGATACGATAACGAGATAACAAGCACCCGACCTTCTGAAGGTGATCTGATATACTTGCCACTTTCACAATCTATGTTTCAGATAATGCACGTTGAACACGAGTTACCATTTTATCAGTTAAGTAATTTACCAGTATACAAGATGAGATGTCAGTTGTTCGAATATGCTGGAGAAGATTTAGATACTGGTGTAGATACAATAGATGATATTGAAAAGAAATACGCTTACAAGTATGTACTTTCACTATCAAATGTACAAGACAGCGCTCAAGCTTCAGCTGTAGTCTCTACTGGAACTATATTAAGCGTATCTATAACTGACAGCGGTAATAATTACTTTAATCCACCTACAGTTTCGGTAGTAGATGCTACTGGTGTTGGAGCTGCAATTACGGCAACTGTTGACAGTAACAACGGTAAAGTTAATGGCTTGACGATAACTAACGGAGGAACTGGTTATAGCAGTAGTCCTACAATTAGATTTACAGATCCGGATCCTAAAGAATTTAAGGTTGGAGAGACAATCTTAAGTCCGAGTGGTTCTACGTTTATGAGAGCCGAAGTCGCTAAGTACTCAGACTCAGATGATAAGATTCACTTAATACATGCTGGAGCTGATGACGGTAAGTATCATACTTTTGCTGCTGGAAAGAAAGTTATCGGACTTACAAGTGGAGCTGGTGGAGTTATTACTCTTGTAGTAGAAGATAATCAGTTATCGAACAACGAACAAAATGCAGATTTTAGCACTGGGGCTGACTTTATAGACTTTACTGAATCTAACCCGTTTGGAGACGTGAGTAACAACTAATGTTTGGTGGACACTTTTATCATTCTAAAACTAAAAAAGCAGTAGCACTGTTTGGCAGGCTCTTTAACAATATTTACGTGATACGTAAGAATTCTTCTGGAAGAGTTATAAGTCAAGTAAAAGTTCCACTTTCTTACGCTCCTAAAAATAAATTTTTAGAAAGAGTACGTGAGAATCCAAATTTAACAGAAGATACAAAAGTTGCAATTAAACTTCCAAGAATGTCTTTTGAAATTACTTCTATAGCTTATGACGCGACTAGACAACTAGCAAAAGTCGGAAATTTTACTACTACATCTTCGACAGGAACTGTAAATAAGAGACAAAAGTTTTTTAATCCAGTGCCGTACTCAATAAATTTTCAGTTAAACGCTTATGCAAAATCACAAGATGACGCGTTACAGATTGTGGAACAAATATTACCAACGTTTAATCCACAGTATGCTATTACTATAAAACCATTTTCAGCAGAGTTTCCTTCATTTAAAGAAGATATACCAGTAATAATACAAGGTGTTTCTTTTTCTGATGATTTTGAAGGAGCAATGGAACAGAGAAGAACTATAATCTACAGTTTGGACTTTGAGATGAAGTTAAGTTATCATGGTCCAATATCTGATAACAGTATCATTCGTCAAGCAGATGCCAAAATATTTGACATTAAAGCTGGATTGAATGATTCTGATATAGGTATGGAAACTATAAGAGTTACTCCTAATCCTATTTCAACTATTGGTTTAGCTGATAGTGATTTTGGTTTTACCACAACAATACTAGATAGTGCGAGTTAAAAATGTTTGAATATAAATGCAAATTAGTAAGAGTAATAGACGGTGATACAGTTGATATAGATATTGACTTAGGGTTTGGCGTTTGGTTAAGAAAACAAAGAATTAGAATGTATGGAATTGATACGCCTGAGTCAAGAACACGTGATCTTGAAGAAAAGAAATATGGATTAGCAGCTAAAGAATTTTTACAAAAATGGACTGGTGCTGGTGAACTAACAATAAAAACACACAAAGATGCAAAAGGTAAATTTGGTAGAATACTTGGTGAACTTTGGACCTTTGATACAAATATAAATGAAAAGATGATCGAACGACATCATGCTGTTAGATACCATGGACAGTCAAAAAAAGAAATAGCAGAACAACACATTAAGAATCGTGGACTAGTAGAGTTATGAACAAAGATATGGAAAAGTTTCTTCCTCCAGAAGAAAAAAATGTTGATAACGATTATAAGTATTCTCGAGATACTTACTATGAACTTGTAGAAAAAGGTAAGGAAAGTCTCGAGCTTATGATTGAAGTGGCTAGAGAGAGTGAACACCCTAGAGCTTTTGAAGTATTATCAGGAATGATTAAAAATATTTCTGACGTTAATGACAGATTAATGGACTTAAATAAGAAAAAGAAAGACTTAGACAAAAAAGAAGAGATACAAA